ATATTAATTATTACATGTTATTCTAAGTTTTTCTCTACTGACCTAAAAACTTCTACACCTTCATCGGTTTTAAAGTAAGCTGCCATTGCAGAGTAAGGGTTTTCATCAAAAGGTACAGTCATTAATTTTCTGCCGTTTGATCCCCAGGTAAATGTTCTTTGATCTTGTGATAATTTAATGATACCCATTTCAGAAGCTTTTATAGCTATATTCCTTAAGTGTACATTATCATCATTTGCTAACTCCATAAATAAATGTGGTTGTTTTTTAGCAAACAACATAAGATCTCTTTTCAATTCTTTGGATGTCATGCTTGAAACTTTAGAACCTATCTCAACACGAAGTATTGCTTCGGCTTGATCTACTTCCATTGTTCTTGCAGCAATCATTGCATCTACTTCAATCTCTAAATCTTCTAATTCATCTTCTGCAATAGCTACTGGATTGTGTTCGTAGTATTTATTGCCTAATAGTGGATGATATAAAGATAATAGTTTTTGTAAGTTTTGTTTTTCTTTTTTAACATAAAGCGCTCCGTCTTTGAACATTATATGTCCTAATGTTGCTTCTCCTTTTTGCTCATCTATTAAAGGTGAGTTTTGATTGGTTGCGTATCTGATTTCTCTTTGGATACCTTTTTCCTTATCAAACCAAAGAAGTGGGTGCCTTGATGTATGTTTAGATGAAATAGTTAACGTTAAAGGTGCTTGACCTACAACGATATACATTCTATCTTTAATTTCCCAGATTGGTTTTACTGGTTCTTGTTTTTTTGGTGTAGCTACTTTTGCTACTACTTCTTGCTGAGGAGCAACCTCAACTGTCTTTGCTGGTGCTTTTTTTGCAGCCATAATATAATATAATAAAAATGTGAATAAGAGTAATAATCACCCCCGTCAGTTCAACGGGGGTAACTACTACATTAATTTAATCGGTACTAGTCTGTGAATAACACAAAGTTGTTAGCCGCTTGAGTTACTAAACATCTTTCAGATAAGAAGTGAACTTCCATAGCATCTAAATCAGAAGTAGCAGCGCCACCTACAGATCCAGTGATCCAGTTTTTCATTCTTCTATCATCAGCTTGAGAAGCTCTATATCTTACATGTAAGAAAGGTCTTCTGATGTTAGTTCCTAATATTTGATCGTAAACTGTAGAAGTTCCAGCAGGTACTAATACTCCTTCGATACCAGCATCAGCAACACCACCACGAGTAGAAGCGTCGTTTAAGTATTTCCAGTCAGTTTTGTAGAAGTCATAAGAACCTCTTCTGAAACCAGAGAAACCTAAGTTCAATGCCATTTCTTCAGAATTTTCAAATACACCATAAGAACTACCTCCTTGGTATATACCAGTTCCACCTTGTTGACCAACAGTAGCTAACATATCATCAAAATCTAGAGAAGTTTCTCTATTTAAGAATAACATGTTTTCTTCAATAGCTCCTTGAGTATCTAAGTTTTTAAGAATTGAATCAAACTGAGCTAAACCAGTTGCTGCAGTAAAGTCTACTAATACATTTCCACGGCTTTTAACAGCAGCGAAAAGACCTTCAGTACCTTTAGCAGTTGTAGTTGAACTTCCAGATTTTAATTCACCTTCTACCATAGACATTTCTAAGTAGTCTTCAAAACGTAATCTTGTTTCAGATTCAGCTTTTAAGTACCATAAGAAACCTCCTTGACCAGATTCAGTAGCTACTTCAACCCATCCAATCTGAGCAGTGTCAGATCCGTTGATTGCATACTTGTCTTTGATGATAATAGGAGAGTTAGAATACTGAGTAAAAGAAGGCGTTACAGAAATTCTGTTAGCGTCTCCAGTTCCTTTTCCGTATTCAGATCCATATACAAAGATCTTAAGTGCTGGTCCACCAGTCACTAAATCTATTTCAGCAGCTCCAGCTCCAGTTCCATCTAATGCTTCTTGAGAATAAGGAGCAACAGTTAATACACCAGCACCTAAAGCACTTCCAGTAGTAGCTCCAGAAGCAACAACGTAACAGTTTAATTCTGCTCCAGTTGCTGGATTCATCACTACAATAGTAGAGCCAGGAGATACAACATTTTGAATAAGAGCTGCACCAGCACCACCAACAGGTATAGTTAAAGTAGAAACTTTTGCTCCTACAGCACCTGCATTAGTTGCTATTACATTCTCATAAGAGATGTGTAATCTATTTTGCTCAGACCATACTACTTGATCAGAAGTCATTGGCATTTCAGCTCCTACCATTCTTAAGAAACCACTTAAGGTTCTGTTTCCATAACGCTCTACTTCAGCTTCATAGATTTCAGGTAAGTACTGTTGTGCGAAATCATTCGTCCCATCAGTAAAGTTTAAATAATTGCCTTCTAAGGCTTGTTTTTTTTGTGTTGGTTTTAAACCACCGAACACTGGACTTACATTTGCCATAATTTTTAATTTTTTTAGTTAAATTTTTTTGTTTTAATTCTAAGTTTAGAGTTATCGTAGCCACTAATCGATTTGACTTTTATTCCATTTACAAACTCACCTGTCCCAGTTTGCCTAGGTTCTGTGCTTGGGTTTTTAGATTTACTAATTATTTCTTTAGTAGCATCTGTTTTACCTTGTTCATAAAAATGATTAATAATCTTATCAGCATTAGAAGCTAAATAAATAGCTTTGTGATAACCTTTAGTATCCTTTATATTACCACTGTCGTCAAGAAACTTTCCTACGAAGTTATTAATACTGGATTGGTTTTCTGCAACTTTCGACGGATCTTGTAAACCATATCTAAACTTCTTTTCACCTACATTGAAGTCAAAACCTTTGAACTCCTTTGTAAAATAATCGTTTGTTTTTGATTTAAAATCTGTGTGCTGTTGCTCAGCTACTTTTTGATCCTCTTGGTATCGGTTGAAAAACTCTGTTGCTTTTTGTTGTTCTTGAGTAGCGCCGGGTCTCAACTTGATCTCGTCGTAATATTTACTCTTAGTGTTCTCCAAAAAGCCTTTTGCTTTTGCAACTTCTTCTTTAAACGCAATTTTCTTTTTGCGTATATCTCTTTCCTCATCTAGATCTTCGTCGTAATCATAATCTTCTAAAAGAAGACTTACGTCATCAGATTCTAAATATGGTTTTGTTTTTTTATAATATTCTTTTAACAATGCTTTATCATCGATGTTAGAATAGTCAGCGTTTAATCTAACATAATCTTCTACTGTACCGCCAGTATCTTCCATAAAGCTAACAAGCTTTTCAATGTTTTCCGGCAACACTCTTTGATCAACTACTGGTTGAACCTGTTGTTCAATAATTGGTTCAGCATCATCTTCACTTTCTTCAATAACCTCAATCAAACCATCTTGAGCTTGTTCTTCTGTTTTAGTTTCACCAACTATAACAACTTCTTCTTGAGCTTCTGATTCTTCTTTTACTTCAGGTATTATTACCTTAGCTGTATCTTCGGTTATATTTTCTTTAACCTCGTCTATATTAACCTTTATGGGCTCATTAGATTGGTTGCCTAATTTTTTAGGGCTTTTTTTCTTGGATTTAATTTTAAAATCCCCTTCTTGTTTTACTTCTGACATAATATAATATAATTAAATAATTGTTTGTAATCTTACCTAGGCCCGAACTGTTCTAATCCAAACCCGCCTAATACATCATTTCCTGATGATTCAAAGTTCTTAGGTAAACCATCTGTCTGTCTTTGATTTATTAATTCAGATTGTTGGGTACCTTGCATTTTAATTCTTTTATCTTTTCTATCTTCTATTTCTTGCTCTTTTGCTTGCAACGCTCCCATTTGAGCTTGAGCTAACTGTATGTTGTATTGAAATTCTTCAGCCATCAACTCTCTTTTTATTTGAGCTTCCGTTTGCATTCTTTGTATTTCAAACTGTGACTTAGCTTGTTCGATGCTAACTTTTTCAGCAGTTAATGCTTGTTGCTTTTGAACTTCATACATAGCAGCTTTCTCAGCAGACTCTGCATTTGCTTGAGCTTGAGCTTGTATATTTTTTTGTTGTTGCTCTTGTTCTCTCTTAATCTTTTGAGTTTGTCTAAGCTTTAAGAATTGATTAGCTAATTTTATATTTTTAATTTGTCTAATATCAATAGCATCAGATAATTGAATAGCTTGTGTTTGTAAAGCAACTTGTATATTTTGTTCTAATAAAGCTTTTTCTTCTTCTTCTGGTTCTAATTCTAAATAAATACCGAAGTCATGCAACTGTAAATTCATTAACTCTTCTAGAGTTTTTGTATTGAATGTACTTATAGCATTGGTTAAAGCATTTTCAGTTAAAGGATTTTCAATAACATCAGCAACTTTTAAACTAATGTTTTCACAAGTTCTAACAGTTAAGTATAATAAAGAGTCTAATACATGTTTGGTTGCAATGTTAGAAGCGTTAGCTGCCATTTTTTGTAATCCTACTAATGCATCTTTGCTTGGGGCGCTACCATCTCTTGCTTCGTTTAACCCAGTTACGTCTCTTATCATTTGTAGATAATATTGATACGTACCTATTAAACTTTGTATTTTTGCTTGACCGCTTGAAGATGATAATTCTTGTACTGGTATTTTACCTCTATTTAATTCTCCGTCTTGTGTTAATGATCTACCTACAACAGAACCTGTTTGAAAATACATATTCAATGCTTCTGCTGGATTGTACGTAGTACCGTTACCTAAATCAACTTCAGCTAAACCATCCATATCTAAGAATACACCATCTGGTACTATTCTAGACATTACTTGTTGTAGTTTAAGATGTGTTATTTGGATCATATCAGCAAAGCTAGTAATTTTACTAACTATAGATTCTATTCGTCCTTTGTACATTCTAGGCGCTGATATACAGTAATTCATCATTACTTTTGTAGTATCCGCTGTAGGTCTGGTCATATTTTCAGCCATTTCCCACTTTAACATTGTATTTGTACCTAAAACCTTAGCTCCTGAATATAGAACTTCTATTGTTCTTGATACTCTTTCAAAGTTATCGTTTTCAGGTGGGTTAAATGTATCTGACTTTTCTAATGTTTTCTCTAAGCCTTGTTCTGTTTTCTTTATTTTAAATACTTGATCTGAATATGTTTTATATTCAAAGTATAAAACTTGTATTGTGTTAGCGTCGTAATTACCCCAGTTAGTTACATACTGAGAATTACCAGGCATATCCTGTATTTTTTCTAATTCACTTAATGGTATGGTTGGGAATTGTTTTTTAAGTTCAGCCAGTGATATAGACTTAACCTCTCCTACGTAATATATATCCTCAAAGTTTGGATCCTCTGTATATGAATAAATCATATTAGCTGGATCAACGTAGTCTGCTACTATCCCTTCTGATTTATTGAAGGACGTTTTAACAGCTCCAATACCTATAACTGTTAAATCTTGAGCTAAACGTTTCTTTGTTTGATCGTATTTATTAAAAGACAATACATTATTTATAACTTCTTCTTCTGCAATCTCTACATTTTGCTTAGTTGTCATTTGTAAATGAACATCTAACTCTTCTTGGTTTTCAGGTAAACTTTCTAAGCTTCCTGTTAAAGAAAAATCCATACCTAGGTTTTCTTTAATATTAACGAGAGCTTCTTTAGTGTTCATGTCTCTTTCAACCGCGGCTGCATAATCTGTTCTTTGTTTTACAGAGAAAGGATCTTGTGCAAAAGCACTTATGTCATAAGACTTATTAGACATGCCATTTACAACGATATCTACAAACTTTGATATTACTGGTATAGGCTTCCAATCTAAATTAAGATAAGACAAGTCACCATTTATAGATAATTCATCTTTGTATTTTTGTACCGACTGTTCACCTCTAGCGTATAACCTTAGTGTGTGAAAACTATTCCAATTGTTTAAATATCTATTACCATTACCTCTTCCTTGATTGAACCACTCTTGTTCAATAGCTCTAGAGACTTGTAAGCCGTAATCGTAACTAGCTTTTACTTCGTCGCTAACAACTTGGTTAGGGAAAGAACTATCGGTATTTGTTTGTATTTTCATTTATCTTAATATTTTAGACGAAGAACCTCTATTGTCATATCTTTTAATTCCTAAATCGTAAACTTTCTTTTGTACTGGGCTAACCGGTGAATATAAATTTTTATTACAAGCCATTATAGCAAGTCCTGAACTTATAGAAGCATCATGCTTTGTCCTATTGTTTATATTAAACTTACCCCAGTCTTCTAATGTTCTTTGGAAATACATATCTCCATAACCAGCTTCTGTTTGTCCAACACAAGTTTCTATATAAGATTCTATAGCTGCGGCGTGTGCTTGTTTTATATCCTCACTTGAATTAGGTATTCCACCTATTTCTCTTTCAGTTACAGATAATTTGTTTAATCTTTTATCAGGTCTGTTCATTGAAAAGCCTCTATAGCCTCTTCTTTTAAAATGATACAGTAACCTAGGTTTGTTATTTTCTGCAAGTATTGGCATTCCGTAAAATACACAAGCCATTAATACGTCTTCAAAAAATATCTCAGCGGTTTGCGGTCTAGCTATATATTCTAAAAAGAATCTATTAGGTGGAACATCTTCCATACTAAACTTTGTTAAACCGTGCAAAGCACCGTTAGATCCTCTCTTATCAACGGTTCCAGATATATCATAACTGTCACACCCAAAAGCGCCACAGTGATCGTTACCAGGATATTTTACACCGCCTTTTACAACAACTCTATTTTGAAGTCCTACGTGAGGAACCCAGCTAACATTAAACCTACCGTTTTTATTTGGTACAAAAACAACCTTAGTATCTTTGATACCGTTTTCCCACATAAAACTTCCTGTGGTTATTATAGCTGTATTTCTTAAGTCCTCGTTATAATCTATTTGTTCGTATATCTTTGTTAAATTAAACAGAGATTGTTTTGCTTCGTCTCTAAAAGCATGTTGTTCTGTTCTTGGAAACTGACGATAGTATTCGTTTAAACCATCTTGATCTCCTTTTAATCCTTCTACTTCATTACCCCAATAATCAATTACACCTTGAGTTATTAGCGACCCATCGGGGCCTTCGGTTTGTTTTGTTGGTTTTTCAAATACAGGAAATCCATAAGAATCAATGTATCCTTCGTAGTTCCATTCCATAGGTATGAACAAACTATAGAGTCCTGAACGAGTCTGTCCGTTGGCATTTCTTTTTGTTGCGTCGGAATCATAATATAATTTTTTAAAATTCTCACCACCTTTATCTAAAGCGTTTGATGTTGATCCCATCATACACTTACCTATAATTCTTGAACCTAGTCTTAAACAAGTTTTAGTTACCCTCCAATTGTTTAATATATTTGTTGGTCTTTCCCACTTCCCACTTTCATCGTGTACTAGTAGTTTTAATTTTTCACCATCGTACGAGTTGTCCCCTGTGTTCTTCCAGTCGATCGTTGTATCGAGGCCCGTGATCTCTTGTAATTTTTCATTGGAATCAAGTTTTTTACGGGTAAATTTGGACGCTGGTACCCTGTATGCGAGTTCCGTCTTCGGCCTGTCCATTCCGTCTTGGACTGGTTTAAAGAAAAAAGGATAGTTGACTGAGATGGGGACGACCTTATCAGTAAACATTTTTTTGGCATCTGGCCCGGACTTTGAAAGAATACCAAATCGTGAATCTGTGGATATTGTTGCCTGGTTAACTGTCTCACCTGACGCCATGAAAGAGAAACCTGATCGTCTGTTCTTAAGATAACACATTCCGTAGGACCGTACATCTGCTTTACAAGCTTCCCAGAATATAAAGAATAATCTGTTTGATTCCCTAAAATCTGGTTGCCCAACATCAATCTTGGACCACTGCAGGTACATGTAGTGAGTACCAGTAATATAAGAAGGCTTGTCTTTGTTATAAAACCAAAAACCTTCTTCACGCCTTTTAAACTCTGTATCAATGTAGTCATACCATTTTTCTTTAAAATCCGAAGGGTATTCATCCCAATCAAATACTGATTTAATTCTATTTAGTTCTTTTGGATATTCAGAATATTTCCATTTATCTTCATCAAAAGTAACTACGTCATTTTCTTTAGGAAGGGCTATTTTAATTCCTTGTATTTCGTAAACCTCTCCTATTTGACCTGTTCTACTAATAACAACTACATCATGTTCTTGGTTGTAGCCATACTCCCATTTCTTATACCTATTTAATCTTTTAAATATAGTAGGCTTTATATGGTCTTTTAATATTTTTACTAAAGTTTGCTCGTACATTACCTAGATCTCCCTTCTGCAAAACCCCTAAAAGCTTTTTCTTCTTTAGCTTCTTTTGGTTTGTCATTTAGTTTTTCTTCCTCTTCTTCTATTCTAGTAAGTATTTCAAAGGCATCGAATATAGCTAGCTTTTTTGTAGCTGCAGCGTTTTTTAATCTGTCAGCGGATATATCATCATCAGAATCAATAATAGCTTCCTTAGCTACCTTAATTAATTCTTCAACTGCTACATGCCCAGCTTGGATTATATTCTTCTTCGTTTCCTTTGTGTTCATACTTAATTACAATATCATTAGATTTCATACAATAAACTCTCTGATCATCTATAATAAAATCCCATTCACTGCCTGGAGTAAATCCAATCGTGTCTCCTGGGTTGATATTAAGTGCTTTTAATGAACTATTACCGATTTTTAGTATACCAATAAGTTCTTGCTCTTTTTGTGACCTTAAAGTGTCTTTGTTTTTCAAAGGCATTACAAAGCATCTGTCGCCAAATGATTTCCAATCCCCGGTATTCTTATACAAATATATTTGATCTGCTGAACAAAAATATAAATCATCATTAAAGTATGATCTACTTTTTTTCTTATTACCTCGGATATCATAAAAAACTCTAAATACATTATGATGTATTATTATTATGTCTCCTTTTTTAATATCTGTTTTAAAAGCTTTTGGAGTTTCAACTACTATGGCTAAATTATTAACTGCTTTAAAGTTTTCAATTTTAGTGTTTAGTATTAGTGTAACGTCTCCTAGCTTTATCTCGTTGTCATATTTATCACCAAGCGGCTTGACGATAAAATCATATAGACTTCTCATTTAATATTCTAAATCATATTCAACGGATATTGCCATGTTAGGATTAAACTTTTTCCATGGCATTACCTCATCTCCTTTTCTTATATAAATACTGTAAGAATTAGATTGTTCATCATGTAAGATGCAATCTATAGTATGTCCACCATAAACGCTTTGACCTACAGAGTAGTGCATTGCGTCGTTCTTATAGTCGGAGCCTATACTTATTTTCCTTACAACAGAGCTCATTACTTTACTATCTCAAGTACTTCTGCTTCTTCTACTTCTGCTTCTACTTTTTCAAAACTACCATCAGCCAAGTTTACAGTTATGTCACCATACTCTTCTTTTAATTCTGATTTAACTTCTTCTAAAACTTTTACTGCTTCGAAGTGCGCTCCTAAAAATTCTGCCTTTTTAGCTTCTAAAAAACCAATCTCTACTAATATAGAATTGATTTTTCCTTGACCTTCTTTTACTGACTTTAATTGTTCATCTGTTAATTTACCCATTTTATTTAATTTAATTGGTTACTGTTATTACTATTATTACTTGTTTTTAATCTTTTTACTTTTTAAATAGCGGCCCTAGCTTGTCTACTATTTTTTCACCACTTCTACCGATTACATAACCACCAATACCTATTTCTAGTAAACCCCAGAATTGAGGCTCTAAAGTAGGTGTTATTAGGTGTGATGATAATTGTGATATAAATTTTGTATATATTATTATAAAACCAAATGAAAGCATTAGTATTGGTCTCCAGCTTCTTTGTAACCAATTACCACTAGCTTCTGCTACAATGATTTCAGTCTGCATTTTCTGCAACTCTAATTGAGCATCTTGCAAGACTTTAAATATTTCATTTCTAGCATTAAGTCTTTCTTCTTCGCTAGTAAATAAGTTATCAACTACATCACCTACTTGTTTAAAGACTTTAGTACCGAAAAATTCTAATATTTTTTTCATTGTTTTAATCTTATCTTTTCAAACCAAATGTATGACCTTTTTCATCCATCATAGTAACAGATCCGTCTGGTCTAAAACTCACTGGCTTAGCTCCAGGAAAATTTCTATATTTAGCAAATCTATCAAGGACCAATGTTTCTTTCTTTTTAGCATCAGTTGCTGCGGGTTTTTTAGGATCTTTTAAATCTTTTGGATCTTTTGGATCTTTTGGATCGGTCATCGTTAATGGTGATGCCGGTATAAATCTTGTTATTTTAAATGCCATAATTATTTTGCTTTTTTATATGCCTCAGCTTCCCAGGGCAAGTTTTTAGCCCCTTCTTTCATCTGAGCTCTTGAATACTTTTTACCTTTCCAATACACATTGTTATTATCGTAATCTAAATCACCACGTTTCATTTGATCTATGTGTATCTTTTCGTGTTTTACAACACCTTCCAACATAGCTGGCGAAAGATTTTTGTTTACTATAATAGTACCGTTATTATTAGCTTTTCCTAAAACTCCGTCTTCCATATCTACGCTATAAATAGGTGTGTTATCTATAGCGTATGGAGGATTTTGTAATTTAAAAGACATTAACTTATTTCTTAACGTGCTTAGACATCCAAGAACCAGATGCTTTAGAAGCTATAGGATTATCACTTAATAAATTGTTTTTTTCCTGTTTGTTAGACTCATAGCCTTTGTTAAGATTTTTAATAGCAGAACCTTTCATCATAACTCCTGACTCTCCAGCGGCTACTTCTAATTCTTTTTTCTTTTCGTACTTAGCTGCTTTCTTGTCTCCGCTTTTATAATCAGCAATAGCATTTCTAGCGTAATCTTGTTCTACTTTTTCTTTTGATTTGTAAAAAGGTGATTTCATAATTATTTATTTTTATATTTACTTTTTAGATTTATTTTTTTGACAAAAACTGCTTGCAGCACCAATGCTACCAAAACCCCATTTTTTTAAAGCCATTGCTTTTTTAGTAGGTTCTCCTTTTGGATCTTTCATAGCTCCTTTCATACCAGCAAATCTACAAGCAAAAGAAACTCTACGAGGACTTGTGCCACTTGTGAGTCTTTTACCCATACCTGGATTTTCTTTTCGCATTTTTCTATTCTGCTTTTCGTAAGCTGCTTCTTTTATTTGAAACGGTGAGTTAGAGTTTGTACGTTGCATAATTATTTATCTTTTTTTTCTTCATCTTTTAATCCAACCCATTTGGACAAAGTATAACCTATACTGACTAGTAATAGCAGTACTTTTAAATAGTTTTCAATGTTAGTCATACTAACGGATAATGCGGTTATGTTTAAAGCGTATAGTTTTACGTCTCCTATGTTCATTACATAGAACCTTTAGCAATCTGAGTAATAGGCCCTTTAAGAGAACTGCATCCACAGTGTGCTTTAGATAATTCCATACCGTATTTTCCAGAACTAGATCCTTTACCTTTTGGCAATGCGTCTAAATCTAACGGTCCATCCCATATAGCGTTCTGCCCTACTGATGCTTTGTTTTTATAGTCTTTCATGTTTTTATATTTAAAATTGTTCGAAATCTTCTTTTTGCACACCAGGCTCTCCATTATGCATAGGATCTAACTTAGCAAAAGGTGTTATTTGCCTTTGAGGCATGGTTGCTTGTCTTTGATCAACTGTATCAAATATATACTCAGCATTACCTGCTTGGTTAGGATTAAAAACTGGTTTAGCAGCACCTAATTCATTAGATGGCGTTGGAACACCTGGATTTTGGAATATTGGTTGACCCAATATAGATTCATCTTGTTTTATCATTGTTTACATTCTTTATAGAAACACTTAGCACTTTATCAGTATACGTATCTCCGTTCATTATTTTATTTCTTCTACCAGTTGGTATATCTTCTGTACCGAGCATCATTCTGTACAACCTACTTATAAGTTGCTTACCTTTAAAGGATACTTTATATATATGATATTTCTGTGTAGTATGATTTCTTTTTCTCCAAACAACTATCCAACCTTCTTTCAACAATCTATTCCATCTTCTGTTATCCCAACTATATGAAAAACAACCTGTTTTAAAATCTTGCTTAGTAAACATGTCCAAACAATCAAGGTATATTAACAATTCTAAATCAGCGTCGTTTAAATCATTATTTCTGCATGCCCACTTACGTATTATTCTGTAGTGCTTTAATAATCCTAATTTTTTAACGTCACTGGCTTCTATTCTCATAAAACTACAACTATATCTTGCATTTTTATAACTTGATACGGATCACCGTTTATTTCTATGATATGACCGGCATGTCTGTCGTAATATATTAAATCACCCTTTTTCATACCAGCATTAATAGCTTCTTCTCCTGGAGAAACCACAGATGCTTTAATGTACCTGATGTCTTCTCTTTGTTTTTCAGCTAAAAGTAATCCTCCCTTTGTAGGAGTTATACCTTCTTT